TGTCCCCGCCAGCGCCCATTCAGGCCGGGTAAAGGTGCTTCCATTTGCTCCCACCGGCACTACGCCGGTTCCATTGGAACCGAACTGCTTCAAGGTCGATTTGAGCTGTGCCATGGGAGAGTCGGCGGCAAGGGCGGGTCCGATGCAGCAGGTTATCGACGTACCGATAACCAGGACATTGGTCGAGGTTGCAGGGGTACCGCCCGTCGATGAGCTATAGAGCGCAGTTCTGAAATTATTGAGCGCCGGACTAAGAAGAGACGTCGCGACATAGGCCGGCGTCGAAGCTTCGTGTGTACCGGCAGTTGATCCAGCTACTTGAACAGTACCTTCGGGGCCAACTGTTGCTCCACCGCTCGCCGATATCGTCACATCGCCGCCCGATGTGTTGGTGATGGTGACGTTTGCCCCGTTCTTCAGATTCAACGCGCTTTGGCTCGCGTTATTCGTACCGTTAGTCTGCAGTGTGATGTTAGAACCTCCACCTCCTACAGCAACCCAAGCTGATCCATTCCACTGCCTAAACGTCAAATCCGACGTACGATAATAAACCTGCCCCAACCCGGGCATTGGTAATACCTCGCCATCGTTGTACGCATACTGAATCCCAGTGGGGTTAACCGCAGGAGGAGTGATCGTATTAGCGATCAACGCCGTTAAACTAACAGACCCACCAACCATCGATACGGGAACAGTGGTCTGACACACCTTGGAGGCTAAAGGGCAGATAACAAACGCCCACATCGTTTTAGCGGGGGTGATCAGGGAATTATCCGGAACCTGGATAGAAAACGCCCCCGAACTATTAGCTGTGGAGGTTACAGATGGAAACGTACTCTGCTGCGCCCCATTCCATGTATATAACCCATGAAAATTAGGAGCGGGATAGAAAGTAGCAGTAACAGTAGCCCCACCCCAGTTAGTCGATGCAGAGTCCGTTATAGTTCCCGTACCCGTCGAATACTGAGCAGAAGCCGCCATTGTTGCCAACATCAACACTACTAGAGCTAGATACTTTCTCATCCCACACCCCTATTCGAAGAAGATCAACACGAGGCCAGCGGTGAGTGTAGAGACTATAATCCCATCTACCCATCCTATATTCCCCGTACGAACAACACCATCACCTCCAGCGGAGGCACCAAGCATTTCTGTTATAATCCTACCGTTACCGTTTTCAACGATAGCAGAGTCAGTGCTGGCAGCGAACCCTACGAACTCTATGTGACGGATCTTATAAGCACCCGTCACTATAGGAGTTGGAGAGGGTGTGTCGATTGACATCGGATTCTGCGCTAGATGATTCGCCACACCGCCTCCTTAGTTGTAGTTGAACGCCACGTGAGCGCCGAGACCGTACACAGCAAGAACTCCTGTGTTAGCCAAGGTGGGTGCAAACTCGATCTCAGTTTGAGTGAGATCCCCGTTTGCATACACCTGAGAACCTACAGGTACTGGCACGATGAACACTTGAGGTTGAGTTCCAACGGTTAAAGGAGCTATCGCCGTGGCCGCTAGGATATCCGCCTGAACAGGTGCTGTAGCAGCTGTAGCGGAGAATGTAGTAGTCCCCAACCTCAAAGTAGCTGAGGTCAAGCCCACCACGGTTACCTGAGCGATCACAAAAATATCGATAACACCGATACCTTTGGGTGTATACGGAGGAGTGGATTGTGAAATTCCAGGACCTCCAAACCCTCCGTAGTAATAAGGCTGTCCTGTTCTAACCAGCTGATCCAGGGTTGTACGGAAGAAGTAAGGATCCGCACCTGTTGCTGTGGCTACCAAAGCCCACAAACCCTTTCCAACTCGAGTCAAAACGGGGGCCGGAGCCCCTGAAACCTGAAGAGCTCCCGCTCGGATGATCAAACCATCCAGGTTAGGGAGATCCTGCTGGTATCGACTTGCGCCAATACCAGTATCAGGGTTAGGGGGCTGAGGAGAGAATAGAGCACTAACAGGTGATCCCATATCACTCCTCCTTTACTGACCGGGCGAGCCGGCGATTCCGTGCCAGTAGGTGGCACCTTGAGTTTGACGGAAGTAGCAGGAGAAGTTCGCACCCTTGGTGTTGTTATCATCCCAACGGTCGAACTCAGGCTGCGTACGCCAGAAGAACTTCAGCGTGTGGGAGGATTTGGCACCAAGCATCCACCAAGCCAGCGGACTGGAGAAGTAGTGGTTGATCTTGGGTACGACTCTTCCCTGTACCGAGTTGATCTGGTTGGCTCCCGTGTAAGGTGCATACGAGGAGTGGAGGACTTCCTGCATCTTGAACTGAATGTTCGGATGTCCCCACACTTCCACAGGCATCTGGCGTTTCAGCAAACCACGCTCGTTCGGCGTTTGTTCAAAGATCAGGATCAACTCCTGAATCCCCGAAACAGAGAACGCCACATTGGTTGCGCTGATGTTGGAGTACGAACCTCCACCCAACAACGGATGAGCCGCGTTGATCAGCGACACACCATCCACTGTAGTGGTGGGAGTTGTGGAAGTAGAGAAAGAATTGTTCAACACCCCAGCAGCGTTAACCTCGATCGTTTGACGGATCGATCCACTGAAGTCTGAAGAAACCTTCCTCATAATACCGTACTGATCATCATCCCACATTTCACGGGTGACCTGAAAAGCCAGGCCGAACGATGCAACCGTGTAACGGTAAGAACCTCCCTGAATCGGTTGATCCAGGTACAACTGTTGACCTTCCGGCTTGCTTGGAACTGCACCAAGTCCAGCCACCAACTGATCTTCCTCATACGCCCTCGTAGTGGGGTGTACGTTGAAAATCTGTGAATACTCCTCCGGATGCTCGCTGAGGTCTTCGTAGATGACGCTCATGAGTCCAGGTGCAAGGAGTTGGGCAAATGCACCACGAGTTGCTGGCATGCTATCTCCTTAGTACATCTGTTGAGCGGCGGCGAGTACCACAAAGCCGACACGTCCGTTGAGGGTGCCCACGGGATCCAGAACGCTGTGGGCGACTGTTCCCAGTCCCGCTATGTCCGTGATTTGGACACACGCTCCAGCTGCCAGGGTGGTTATGTTCTTATCCACGTACCACTCCAAGGTTGTAGCATCCTTGGTGAGACCGTAGATTTTTCCGAGGTCCGTGGCTGCGATGGTAGCCAGGGTGTTGTCTGACGAATTCCCGAGACGTCCTTGGAAGATCTGCTGATCAGAAGCAACCAGGGTACCCACGGTTCCGTCATTGGGTGGAGCGCCTACAGGGATCAAAACAGCCGCTGGCTGATTCTGAACCGATCCATAGGTTAGAGTCTGTGCTACTCCCGTGGTGGCGAGGTTGGAAGCAGGTTCGGTCGAAATACCGTAGATAACAGCGGTAGCTACGGATGTAATCGCAGCGCACGCTTGGATAGCTCCGGTGCCCGTATCGATCTGCACTGGGGTTCCGATGAGAAACGTCTGGCCGGCCTTTTCGATAACTCTCCGAATAGGTGCCTGAGCTCCAACGGTACCCACAACGCGGAGGGAGATGATGGGTGTTGCTACTCCCACAGTTGCTGGCATTGTGTGACTCCTTTATTTGATATGGTCGAAAACTGGTACCGCCAACTGCTCTGCTTCGGACCGGAAATCCCGTTGGGCTCCGGCTGCCAATTCTTCGTGACGTTCTGCATTAGCCATCATGAGGAATTCGTAAACTTCCAATGTGCACTGGGTGAGGATAACATCCCCCACTACGTAGGTACCGTCCTCTCGCAATCCGTTGGCGGAGATCTTGGGTTCAGCTTTGCCATCCATAACATCCTTGGCGTTTGGTTCTCTCACCAAGCTGTAACCCCAGGATTCGAGCATCGCCATTTCCGAACGGTCTCCGTGGTCAGCCCAGAAATAATGCATTTTGGGATCACCCACAACCGAGAGACGGGAACGACCCATTTTCTTCCTCAGGGCTTCGTAGCGTTTCCGTTTGCCAGCTTCATTCAACTGCTCTAGGGGAACAGCTGATTCAACCCTATCCCTCTCCTGCGCTTTGAGTACCTCGGCTACTGTAGGCATTATTTCCTCCCCCGACGATTATCGGTTGTGAACGGCTGATATCCCGTTTGCAGTTTGGTTTCCGCGTCGGCGTACATCTCAGGTGTGATACCGCAACCCTCAATGACACTCAATTCCCCTGGGGTATAAACCCGAGGTTTAGCAGCGGGAGGAGGAGGAGCTGAAGGAGGTTCCAACCCCAAAGCTATGTTACGAGCTTCTGTGATAAACGTATCCGTCATGCGACCGCGTACGTTGTAATAAGCCTCAGACCAGATTTCAGAGTTGATCTGCTGAGCCGCGGGTAGCGATTCGACGATCTTTTTAATTTCCGGCAGCAAGCGGTTCCAATCGCCCTTGCCCGTGGAAGCAGTCATCTGGGCCATTTGGATCAACCCCGCCTGAGCCGAGGCTGTGAGGTTAGCCAACTGCTCTTGGGTAACAAACTTCGGATCTGGAGTACCAGGGGGTGTGGTGCCGGTAGGGGGAGGAGGGTTGTTGTTACTTTCCCTAGCCTCGTTAACCATCCGACGAGCGTTATCCAGGATAGTAGATTCCCTATCCGCGTAGTAAGCAGCGATCTCTGCAGGAGTCTTCCCTTGTAGTTCGGGGGGTAAGCCTCCGTTATTGACAACATCATCCGCTCCCACAGGGGTGGGGAATTTCATAAACCTGTAACGAGTTTTAAACTTTCCTGTTAGCATTTTGTTGCTCCTTTTCTGCTGCTTCTAATTGGGCTCTGACCTCGTCGGGCAAATGACCCAGTGTTTCTAAAATCTCTAAAGCTCCTTCAACCTTACCGATATAACGCTCACTGAGGCCTCCCTTCAGGAGCCCCCGCACCTTGGCCGCCTGCAGCGCCCTGAGCGCTTCCAAGTATTGCTTGTACCCTGGCGTCTGGAACATTAGGTGCAGTTGGTTGAGGTCCGCCACCGTTGGGGGGTTGAGGGGGTTGCTGAGGGCTTCCCGCACCAAGAAGCTGGCGCACATCGGGCACGAGGGTTTTTCTATCTGAGATATCGAAGGCCGTGAGAACTCGAGTGGCGAGATCGTTGGCTCCATCGAGAACAGCCATCGCGATAGCTTTCGCAGGGGAACCGTCAGGCATGCCAGCGATCGCTTGGCTAAGCCCCATGATCTGTTGATAATACGCAGCCATTGTGTTAGACATGAGGAGGAGGGCTTGTCGATCGGTTTCTTTATTGGCTCCTGCATCTGAGCTGGAGAAGTCGAAGAGGAGGTTTCTATACTCGGGAGATCCCGGCGCGAATTGAAAAGCTTCTTTAACATACTGTCCATTTTCCCCCCATGTATCCAGTTCAGACATATCACCGAAGTCTCGGTAGGAGGTAAAGATTATCTTTCCTAGTCTGTGGATTGGTTCTCGCAATCGTTTGATGTAGATATCAAGACGACGATTGCCCTCCGATAATAAAGCCAGAGTACCTCCGGTGTTGTACGTACCTTTCTTACCCTGGGAGCCTGTACCCATCCCTTGCATAGGTTGACTAACACCTGTGTAGCGTTCGCTGAGTTGGAGGATCATATTCTCCTCCTCAATCATGGAGTTGTAGTTACCTCCTATGATCATGGGAGCGATATCGTCCATGTTATCTACTTCAAACGTCTTACCAGGGTACCATTCAGAGGCCGGGGAGAAATTATTCAACGAGTAGCGTTTCTTCTTAAAAGTGGGCACGTTAGCTATGGTGTTAGCATCACGTCGAGCGTTGTGAACCTGAGCCTGCTCCTCTTGGGATTGTTCTAGAATCTCTGGGATCCCTATACCAAAGTAGGAGTTCATTCGAGGGATGATTCGGAAATCTACATA